ACCAAGTGTAACTATAATACCAAGTGGCACCCCAAGTAATAGTGTCACTCCAAGTAATAGTGTCACACCAAGTAATAGTGTCACACCAAGTGCTACACCAAGTAATAGTGTCACACCAAGTAATAGCGTTACACCAAGTAATAGTGTCACACCAAGTGCTACACCAAGTAATAGTGTCACACCAAGTGTAACTCCACCAGCTGCTCTTTGGTTACCAAGTAGTTTGTCTAATTTAGTTGCTTGGATTGATGCCGGCGATACATCTAGTTGGACATCCTCTGGAACTTTATTGTTTAGTGTCACGGATAAAGCTGGTATATATAATAGTAATTTTACTTGGGGCAGCAATCCTACTATTAATAATCAACTCGATGGGAAAAATGTATTTACATTTAATGGATCGAATCAATATATACAAAGTACTCAGTTCCTACCTCAAGTTGATGGTTCTGGAAATCATTGGGCTATAGGTATTTTTAGATGGGATGATGTTGATTCTACTCAAGATTCTTTCTGGTCTTACGAAACAAATCAATCACCCAAACGAGATTACGCTATAAGTTCAGCTTTTAGTACTAACGCATGGCCAGGAGAACTAGACTTAGATAATTTAAGTTCTGGTAGAATTTCTAATACTATATTAAATGCTGAACCCTGGAGTAATATTAATTTTGGTCTTACGAAACAAATATATTATATTGTTTGTGTTGTTTTTAATAAAACTGGAGACCAAATTGCTCTCAGAGTTAATGGATCGAACGCGTTTAATCCTGTTAACGATTACACTAATTCAATCAGTACCAATCAACAGTTGAGATTAATGCGTAATAGAGCAAGTCAAGAATTGTCTGGTAGATTAGCAGAATTTTTTGCTGCTGGACAAATGCCCGGAACATCAGGCACAGATATGACTTATGTAGAAAAAGCAGAAGGTTATTTAGCTTGGAGATGGGGATTAGAAGGCGATCTTCCATCAGGACACCCTTATAAGAATGCAGCGCCACTTGCTTAACAATAAAAGATTATTATGAAACTGTACGGAAAAAATAGTAAAGGTAAAAAAGTTGTGATAACAGTACCGGATTGGGATACACCCGTCCCACCGAATGGAAACTTTGGAGATGGACCAAGTAGCTCAGGTCCTAATATAGTTGAAGATAACAATTTAGTTTTGTATCTAGATGCCGCGAATGCAGATAGTTATTCTGGAACAGGAAATATTTGGTATGACTTAACATCAAATAATAATGATGCCACAATAAATAGTGCTACTTATAACTCAAACGGGTATTTTGATTTTAATGGAACCTCCAATTTCATGACAATTCCATATAACGCATCTTTAGATTTTCGTACTACTAATTTTACAATTCAAACATGGTTTCAACCACAAAAAATACAAAGCGGATTGATTGCTATGGGAGACTGGGGGGACTCTAATCATGTCTATTCTATTTCCTATACTATGCAATACCACTTCCGCGCCGAATTTTATATAAACTCAACTTCCATTGTCAAAAATACTTCAGCACGAATTAATCTTAATACATGGGCTAATGTTGCTATAACTAGAAATGGTAATACGGTTACCATTTATACTAATGGGGAAATACTTAGTGCAACTCCTGGTATATCCAATCCAGCAACAATTGGCACTATAAGTGGAGGTACGCCGGATTTAATAATTGGAAAAGAATTTATTACATATTCTAATACGAATTTTTTTTATGGCGGATTGGCATCAAATATTCTAATGTATAACAGATCATTGTCGGCCAACGAAGTGCAACAAAATTATAATGCTTTTAGTTCAAGATATTTTTAAAAAAAGATTGTTTTATTATTTACAGTGTGTTCTGTTATTAATTCATTAAACAATGTATTTTTTGGATATGGTAATATTTGATGTTTCAATGATTTTTTAAGTTTTTTGTTTTCAATCTTAGAACTTATAAATTTTATATATCTGTGTTTACCACTTTCTTTTTTTCGCCAAAAAGTTTTGCCAATTCGTTCTTTTAATTTATCAACATTATGTGTTTTCCATCTAGCATAAACACTTCTACTATGTATCCATTTATGTGGATTATTAGATAAACTTACGCTATAATTTGGCATTATAGCAATATCAGTATAGTTGTCACCTTGATATAAAAATCCAGTAGCTTGATAAATTATACCAGTATGTCCGGCTTCATTATCAGCATAACTTAAAATACATTTAATATCTGGATATTCTAAATTTAGAAGTTTAAAACTTTCTGATATTGAATAACTTTCTATATTTTTGCCATGACCATCTTCGATCCAGAGTCGTGTTAATTCAAACACATTTTCGTTTTTTAATAATGGACTGATACTGGTGCTAGCATTTCTACCAACAGCATTTCCGTAAACAATTACCCCAATTAATTTATCATCCAATCCGTCAAAAAATACATTAACATCGCTTTGTTTTTTATAAATACCATAAACAACTGTACAACTACTCCATGCATGCGTGTAATGATTCTTTTCAATTATGTTACGTGCTACAGATTTATTTATAGCTTTTAGATAAATTAAAGATGTATTACAATAGACAGATTTTTTCACAATATTATTGTATTCATATAAGCAAATTAGTCAATTTAAAAATATATATAATATTTATATTATATGATTCCATTTGAATTAATATCAATGGCTGCTGGAAGTATAACTGGATTTATTTTCAAATACATGGCACAAAGAGCTAAAGAAAGACAACAAAATTTCGAAATGGCTCTTAAAAGAAATCAAGCATTAGAAGATTCTAGAAATGCTGCTGTTGAGAGAGTTTCTATTGATGCTGGTAGATGGGTTCGCAGATTGATTGTTGTAAGTACACTTTTTGGTGTAATTATTGCTCCTTTTATACTATCTTTAGTGAACGAGCCTATATATGTACAAGTAGACACTTTTACTAGACAATGGTTATTTGGGTTATTTGGTGGCAATCCAGAAACTAGTTTTATTCGAATTGATGGATATTTAATGATACCCGAAGTTAGACAAACATTAACTGCCATTGTAGGTTTTTATTTTGGGAGTTCCACAGTAAAATAGATTTTTATGAATAAACTGGTTATATTATTTTTAATAATCATTTCAGCTGGCTGTACTATACCTTCTACTACGTTTGAATCTACTGGCGTTTTAAATAAAAAAGACTTGGTTAGAGATCCAACAAACCCCCATGTATTTCGATTAAAAAGCGAAGTTGATAGAGAAAATCAAAAGATTAAACCTGTTGAAGTAAAGCCAAAAAAAGATTCAAAAAAAGAAGATAAAGTTAAAGAAGAAAAAGTTAAACAACAAAAAACTGAAACAAAAGAAAGCAAATCTTCTGTAATATTTAGTCCTAGTTCAAATGAAGTATTGGTTGAAAAAAATATTGAGGTAGAACAAATTAAAAATGATGATACTGATATAGATGAACAAGTTATTTCCGAAGAAGTTTTGGAGGAAAAAAATGAAGTTGAAAAATCTAATACTTTTTATTTTGTTTGGTATATACTAATCGCACCACTTATTATATGGACAGTTTTATATTTGTTTAGGAAAGAAAAATCATAGGGTTTTTTGTAATTTTAATAATTAAATTACTTTGTTTATCTCCTTTAATAACTCTGTGATATGTCTCTTTTGGTATAAAAAAAGTGTCTTCTAATAAAACGGGCAATTCGTTATCTAATTGAATTTTCCACCTACCTTTATTTTCTAATACTTCGATTATTCTGTCTTCTCTATCTAAATGCCACTCTAACTCCGAAGAAGATGTTTTTGATGAAAATTCTCGAATAACTTTATTTTTCTTTAACTTAGTTTCTTTATATGGCTTTTTCATAACCTTTTTTAATTGAGTCCCATTTTCCTCTTGGATAAACAACATATTTTTCGTCATCATCGATGGGTGATATTATTTTATAATCTAAATTATTTTCAGATGATAGTCTTTTAACCATATGTTGATATAGTTTTCTTCTGCTTGGTTCTTTTGCTGTAAAACTAATAGCCTTTACATTTTTATGATACTCTTTGAAAAACTCTTTTGCTATTTGTACAACAGTTGAAAATATTTTAAATTGGTCTCCTGTTCCAGTTACATCTAGACTATACAGTAAAGGAGTTGTTGGATTAATAATATTACCATCGTTTCCTTTGATATAAAATTCTACTTGCCATAATTTGTTTTCACCAGGGTCTGTAAAATTTACATCATAGATTTGTCCGCTGTCGGCTGTGAACCTATAGTTTACTTCATGTGGATAAGAACCAACTTTTTGAAACGGATGTATTTTATTAAATAATTCATTTAAAATTTTATGAAATCTTATCATATTACCAATATCTACCAGTTCCTCGATTGCCTAACATTTTATGAATTCTACAACTCCAATAACCGGCTTTTGTTTTATCGTTTTTCTGACTACATTTATGTCTAGCTACAAAACTTCTTTGTGCTGCTTTGTCATTCCAATTTCCCTTTAAGTTTGGATCTCCAAAAGATACTTTGATAACATTACCATTTTTATTTTTGACATAAACAGCATATTTCTTTGGTCCACCATTTGTTCTAAAAGGTTTATTCAAGCTAACTTTTTTTCCCTTATACTCAGCTTCCATAAATAAATCTTCTTCTTCTTCAATCGGCGCATCTAAATAAACAGTTCTTCCTTCATATGTATCAGTTTTACCTAAATCACTTTCTACCAACTCTGTATCTAACTTACATAATTTAATTTTACTTTCTTTATATAATGACCTAACTTCTTCTAATAATTCAAAATATGACTCGCTATATGTTCTAAATATTGAATCTGATAAAGATAGTCTGTTAGACAAATGATACTTTAAAAACTTACTAACTACTGTAGTTTCAGTTAATTCCATAGGTGTTAAATTACTGTTATCTATTTCGTCAATTAATTCAGCGTCTTGTAGTGAAGATATATCCACATCAAATATTCCTCCAGACATAATGTCTTGAATAGATACAGTTTTATCATTTAAGAATTTAATAATTCGCCATTCTCTATCATTATAACTAATGACATCATCTTCTTTAAAATTCTGTTGGAATGCTATTTCGCTATATAGATTTTTGAATTTCATATGCTTTGATATAAATAGTAAATAAAAAAAATAAATTGTTTATATAAAAAGATATATATTGCTGTATGAGTGAAGAAAGTAACGTTACATTTACAGAAGAGGAAATGAAGCAAATCAATGAGCTTCAGGTTAAATATCAACAGAGAATATTTGAATTGGGTCAAGTTGAACTAACAAAAACTGATTTAGAACAACAGCTAGAAAATCTTGCAGAACAAAGAAAAAAAGTTTTTGAAAGTTGGAATGAAATTCAAACTGAAGAATCCAATCTATTAAAATCACTTAGTGATAAGTATGGTGATGGTGTTCTTAATATTAAAGACGGAACATTTACACCATCTAAGAAAGAGTAATACATATTTATTATCATGAAGGCAAAATTTGAGCCTTATGATGATAACAAATTCTACGAGTCTTTGGCAGAAACTAATCCTCGGTTTCTGCCAAATGAACTCTCTTTCTACGAAAAATTCCAATCATTTTACCAATCCGAAAAAATAAAATTAGATTTATCTGTAGGCATTGGATTAAAATTTCTTGACATCCTAAATAAATAAAGTATAAGCGCTGCATGCATAAGTTGTGTTATGCTTTGCTTTTAATTTCATTCTGTTTATATTTATAGTATATGGGCAGTAAAAAAAATATTAAACCACAAACCGGTGCTGCTAAGCGTGCTAAGCGTAAAATTATAAATAATAGTGGCAACAAAATTTATAATGATACAGAGATAAGTGGTAAAAGTGAACTTTGTGTTGAAACACATCTAAAACACATAATTCCAATAATATTCAAAAACTTACAAACAGCCGATGGTTGGTGTTTTGACCCAGAAAGTGATGAAGCTAAGATTTATATAGGTAAGCAGCTGCAAAATAGAAGAAAACTAAATGTGTTGATAGAAGAAATAACACATGCTTTTTTCTGGGAAATGCCTGAATATAGAGTTAGAAAATTCAGCGCTCAGCTTGGCAAGATAATATACCACTTATTTATTAAAAAATAACTTAAACAGTGTTATATTTTTTATATTTATAGAAAAATGATAGATAGTAAATACAAAATATATTTGGACATGGATGGTGTTATAGCTGATTGGGCTGGATACTTCGAAAATATATTCGGCGTTCCAGTTGAGTACTATGACAGTCAACATGGCAAAGAAAAAAGAAAAGCTGATATTAACCAAAACAGTCCTGAGTTTTATAGAAATATGCCTTGGACAAAAGATGGTAAATTGCTTTTTAATTTTGTTAAAGAATTTCCATCTGAAATATTGAGTCATGCTCCAGAGAAAGAAACAAAAGTGGGGAAATTACAGTGGTTAAAAGATAAAAACATTGATATGCACCCAAATCTAGTTGACAAAAGACTAGATAAAGCTAAATATGCTTCTCCTGAATCGATTTTAGTAGATGACAGAGAAGATAACATTCAAGACTTTATTGATGCTGGTGGCATAGGAATATTACATACAAATTCAGTAGATACTATTAATAAGTTAAAACAAATTTTAGGAGTAAAAGAAAGTCATAGAATTTATAACAGTATTTTAAATCCTGAGATTTGGGATGGTGATACACTAAAACCAGAGGTACTAAGTAAGTTATTAAAGATTTCAGATGAGTTTTATAAAGAAACTGAATTAACTGCTCCTATTGAAGATATCCTACTATTAGGAAGTAGTGCAGGATATAACTGGACACCTTCTAGTGATTTAGACTTACATCTGTTAATAAAATTTGATAACATTGATGAAAATAAAGAATTGGTAAAAAAATATGTTGACGGGCTTAAAAATAAGTGGAATAACGCTCATAATATTTATGTGAATGAACATCCAGTAGAAGTTTATATTCAAGACATTGACGAAGAAAATAAAAGCCAATCAATTTATAGTTTAAAAAATAATGAATGGATTTCAAAGCCTAAGTACGAACCGCCTGTTCTTGATAAAATAGCAATTAAAAATAAGTACGATGGACTAAAGAACACAATAAACAATTCAATTGAAACTGAGAACATAGAAAAGTTAAAAAATTTGGTTAGAAGATTGTATGACATGAGACAGTCAGGGCTAGTAAGTGGAGGAGAATATAGCGTAGAAAATATTGTGTTTAAACTTTTAAGAAAAAATGGATATATTTCAAAGATTAGAGATACAATAACAACATTACTTGATAAAAATTTATCAACATAAAATATAAAAAAAAGACAATTACTTTTCTTTTATTATATTTATATCATATAACATAACTAAAGGAACAATTGTATGGCAGAACTACTTAATCCATCAGAAATATTTTACACAGCTTTCGAACCAAAAGTCGTAAATCGACACATACTTTATTGTGACGGTATACCATCGTTTATAATCAAAAAGGTAGATAGACCTAAAATCGATCAAACAGCTAAAGAACTTGACCACATCAATATTAAAACTTTCTACAAAGGAAAGAGTGTATGGCAAGCAATAACAATGGAGCTATATGACCCAATCGTACCATCTGGAGCACAAGCTGTAATGGAATGGGTTCGTTTACATCACGAATCTGTAACAGGCCGTGATGGTTATCAAGATTTTTATAAAAAAGATTTAACTGTTAATGTATTAGGCCCTGTGGGTGATAAAGTTGAAGAATGGACACTCAAAGGTGCTTTTATTACCAACGCTGATTTTCAAACACTTGATTGGAGTGATGACGGCGAATCATTGAAAATAGCATTGACAGTACAACCAGATTATTGTATATTACAATACTAATCTATATTACTTTAATTATGTTAATAAAAAAGCTCATCTGGTTGGTGAGCTTTTTTTATGGATATGACAAATATAAAACCAGACGACAAAATAGTAATGGCAAAACAAACAATTTTGCCTTTAAAATTTCCAGTATCTCAATATAATAAAGGGCCAAAACCTAGAGGTTTATGGTATGCTATTGGTACCAGTTGGATTGACTGGGTTAGAAATGAAATGCCTGACTGGGAAGGTAATCACATTTATAATCTACAAGTAAACGCCGGTAGAATACTAATAATAAAAACTTACGAAGAATTACTTGAGTTTTCAAATCGATACACTAAAAAAGACGATTCTTATGATGTTTTTTGGTCAGAAGTTTCTAAATCATACGATGGTATTGAAATAAATCCATATCAACCAGATGCCAGATTTAATAATGAAACCACTTGGTATTATGGATGGGATATAGCATCTGGTTGCATCTGGAATGAAAATGCTTTAAATACAATTAATAAAATTTCTAAAAATAAAATTTAGTTTATAAAAAATATGTATTAAACATGGACAAAATTAAGTTTCAGTATTTAATAGTAAGTTATGAAGAAGATTTACTCAATGCACATAGATATCCTCTAATGTTAGATGGACCATCTGCAGATGGATTTTGTGTAGAAACTATGTATGAAATTGGATGTTCAGATATCGAACAAGCAATTCACAATGCAAAAGGAGTAAAAGAAAATCCAAATGCTAAACATATAGAATTTGACGGAGTTGGTTTTGTTGATAATGAGAAACCTTCTTTTATAATGGTGATACCTAAAGACAGTGAAAAATATTTATCAACAATGACAACAATGTTGGAGGAATCATATGATTGGCAATCTTATAGAGAATGGATGAAAAACGGTTATAATAAGTTATTTGAAAACTAGTTTGTTTATATTTATATAAATGGACAACAATATAACAGTATTATTACCTGGTGGGTTCAAACCGCCGCATTATGGTCATTTGTCATTGGCTAATAAATTTGCTTCTAGAAGAGATGTGGGTAAAGTACTTGTGATGGTTGGACCAACTGAACGAGATGGTATAAATAGAAAACAGAGTATTGCTATTTGGAATGCTTTACCTAAAAACTCAAAGATAAAAGTTATACCCGTCTCTGAAGATAATCCAATGACAGCGGCTTTCAAATATGTGTTTAATCTTCCAAAAGATAGTACAGAAACTATCGCATTGGGATCTAGTACTAAAGATCTAGATGATGCTAAAAGAGCTAAGATATTTAGATTGGCAATTGAAAAATATAAAAATACTCCTAGTAAAAATGGAGAAACAACTCCGCCAAATATAGTTGTCACAGATTTAACAGATGATGTATATTCAGTATATAAAAATAGAACTGATGATTTAAACGATAAAAGTATAAGTGCTACAGTATTGAGGAATGATTTAAAAAACAACGATTTTAATAATTTTAAAACTAATTATCCTAATGTAGATGAACAAACTGTTAAAAAGATTTTTCGTGTCTTAAAAGGTACTACTATGAATGAATTGAAAAAGAAAAAATACATGGCAATTGTCAAAGAAATGATAAATGAAGAAGATGGATTTATGGACGCATTACTTGGTTCAGAAGATGCTTATAAATCTATTTTAGATAAAATTAATAAAAGAGCTTCTGAATTGACAAAAGCTGCTCAAGATGCTAAAGAAGATGCGCTAGATAAATAAAAAAAATAAAAAATAACTAGTTTTTATATGTATTAATATATGAGCGAAGAAATTGTTTTACAAAGAAGTCCATCCCAATCGACTGAACCAACTGTAGATTCTACACCTAAATATCCAAGTGAATCAATTGATTTACCAAGCAATGGATATTTTTATCCAAACACATCTCCTCTGAGTAAAGGCGTTGTTGAATTAAAAATGATGACTGCTAAAGAAGAAGATATTCTTACCAGTCAAAATCTTATTAAAAAGGGCATTGTGTTAGATAAACTATTAGAGAGTTTAATTGTTACTCCTAATATAAAAATTGGTGATTTACTGATATGTGATAAGAATGCTTTATTTGTAGCTGCCCGACGATTAGCATATGGTGATTCATATGGACCTCTTCAAATTAAATGTCCAAGTTGCACCGAAGAATCGAAAGAAACAATTGATCTATCACAACTAAAAGAAAAACCAATAGATTTTGATAAATTTCAAAAAGAAAAAAATATTTTTGAATTTCAATTACCTTTCTCAAAAAAGATGGTTAATTTTAGACTACTAACTTCTAAAGATGAAGATGAAGTAGATTCAGAAGTTAAATCTGTTTCTAAGTATTTAAAATCTGGTGGAAGCGCTGAAATAACTACTCGATTAAAAAAACTTATAATCAGTATTGATGGAAATGATGATAGAAGTGTAATCAATAAATTCGTGGATGAAGAGCTATTATCCAGAGATAGTTCAGCACTTAGAGCTCATATAAGGAATTTAAGTCCTGAACTCGATATGTCATTTAATTTTCGATGTCCATCGTGTGACCATGAGGAGAGGATGGATGTACCGATGACGGTACAGTTTTTTTGGCCTGACGCTGGAGTATAAGCTTCAGATGCACAGACAGATATTTGAGTTATCTTATTTCTCAAATGGTGGGGTAAATATACAAATTGCTTATGATTTACCTATATATCTCCGTAATTATTACTATAAAACTCTTGTAGATTTAAAACAACAAGAATCTAAATCTTATGAGGATTCTTACAAAAAACCCTCAAAAAATACCAGCAAACCAAGGATAGATAAACCGTTCTAAACTGGAGTAGTTGTATATTTATAAATATAACTACAAATCATGGCAAATTCTATCCGACAATCAGAACTAGATAGACTTAAAAATTCTATTAAGGATATGACAGACTTATCTAAGTCTGTTCGTGATACGTTTGATGAAATCAACTCGGTAACAGGCGACACATCGGATAAATTTAAAACTATTGTAGATGATGCCAAGAAAAATTCAAATCTTTCTGAAAAATACCTTATAAGTCAACAACTTACTAAAAAAATACAAACACAGATAAATGAATTTAAATCTAAGTCTGGTTATTTAGATAAATCTCAGTTAGAATTTAGAAAGAGCGAACTTTTATTACAAAAGAAAATTGCAACTGCTCAGATTAGTAAATTATTAAATTCTAAACTAGATAATGGTGTTAAACAAAAAGCAATTGATGCCATTAAGACGAAAATGAGGATGGAGAGTGCTGAGTTAGATGTATTAGAAAAACAAGTAAATGCTCAAAATGATATTGTAAAAGGGTTAGAAGATCAGTTAACAGAGGCTCAAAAATTAGGACAAATTTCTATAAAACAAGACAATTTATTTGATCAAGGGAAAAATAAATTAACTGATTGGTATAATAAATTTAAAGATATTAATATAGTGCAAAAAGGTATAGCTCTTGGTATAACCGCATTTGTAGCAATTGTTAAAAAAGGATATGAAAACTTTCTAGCACTAGATTCTGCTGCTACAAAAGTTAGACAGACTCTGGGTTTCTTTCCTGGAGAAATGAATGGGTTACGATCAAACATAAAAGATGTTACATTTGACTTAATGGATATGGGTGCAACATTTGATGATGTTGCTCAAACTGTAACTGATATATCTGGAGAAATAAATGGTATTGTTGCTCAAGACAAAGAGCTGTTAACAGATTTAACCGCTATTTCGAAAAACTTCGGTATTTCTGCAGCTACCTCATCGAAGTTTTTAAAAACAATGGGTGGTGTTAGTGGTGAGTCCGCTTTATCGCAAAAAGCAATGATTGGCTTTTCTAAAGATTTAGCAAAAGCTGCTGGTGTACCATTGGATACATTAATGAAGGATGTCGCGGAAGCTGGTGATAGTGCTAGAATTTTTGCGGGCAAAACTTCATTAGAATTAGTTAAATCAGCCGCAGCTGCTAGAATGTTAGGAACTAATTTGGCATCAGCAGCAGCTTCTGCTGAAAAAATGTTAGAT